GCGGTTACGTGTCGCGCAGACATCATGGAGGAGAGTGGCAAGACCTTTCTCCATGTACAGGTGGAGACGGATCCTCTTGGTCCTCGCCAGGGCACGGTCTATATTCTTGGTCTCGATAATTCAGGCTCAATGTCTGAGCTCGCAGATCCTGATTCCACAGAGTCACTCTTTACTCGCATGGACCTTGTCTATCACACGGTTAACACTGCAGCGGCAATGATGACCGAGTATGATAGTCTCGCACTCGTCTCCTTTAGCGCGACTGCGAAGACTGTGATGGAGCCGACTCTCATGAATGCAGCGGGCAAGGCAAAGATGAAGATGATGCTGGCAACCATTCTGCCTGATGGCATGACCAACATTGATGCGGCAATTCGCGAGATGATGAGTATCGCCAATCGTCCTGAGATGGATGGTCGCAACATTGTCGCTGCTCTCCTTACGGATGGTGCTGAGACAGTCAAGCCGAGCCCCAGTGGAACGGTTGCTGCGCTTTCTCGCATCCAGATGCGGAACCAGTGGAACCTCTCCACCTTTGGCTTCGGCTATCAGCTAGACAGCCTCCTTCTCGCGAAGCTCGCAGAAATGGGCGGTGGCATTGATGGCTTCATTCCAGATGTCAGCATGGTAGGCACTGTCTTCATCAACTTCATCGCAACGGCAGCGACGACTGGCTGTCGTAATGCAGAGCTCTCTGTCAAGGTGAACGGCATTGAGTCAAAGATGAATACAGGTCTCCTCTCCATTGGACACCCTCGCGACTTCTACTTTCCAGTCATTGCTGGCTCTACACTGAGTGTCAGCGTAAATGGCTCTGCGCCTGTTGTTCCTGTTGGCGCGGCAAGTGATTTTGTCAAGACTCGCAAGCTCTATATGGACCTTCTCCAGATGGCCATTCAGTTTGCAGAGGCACGCAAGACAGATATTGCTGCCGATACTCTGGCTACTCTGGTGTCAAAGATGGGTGGCAGCATATGCCCTCAGACACAGGCGCTTCTGCTTGATGTCAAGTCAGATGACTCGAGTGAGGGTCAGATTGGCATGGCTCCGCACCATTGGGCACGGTGGGGTGCGCACTATTCTCGCTCCTATCTGCGGACGGTTCTCCAGCGTGGCTGTCGTCTGAACTTCAAAGACCCTGGCAGTCTGGTTCATGGCAAGCACCATCTCTTTGAAGAGATTGTGGCACATGGCGAGGAGCAGTTTGTCAGCATTGTGCCTCCTGAGCCGACTGGCTATAAGCAGGGCATGACTCAGCAGCAGGTCGCCTCGGTTCGTCAGAATACAGGTGCTTACATTGCGAGTTCTTCGCGGGCTGCTTATAGCGGTGGCTGCTTCGCAGGACATGTGCGTATCCTCGCATGGGATCCTGCCGCGCAGGTCTATTATCGTAAGCCTATCTCAGAGGTTCATCCTGGTGAATTTGTCTGGACGATGCATGGCAAGGCAAAGGTCGAGGTCTTTGTCACCTGCGGTTCCAAGAATCCTCAGCAGATGATGAGCAGTGTCAAGGGCAAGGATGGTGTTTGTCTCCTGACCCCTTACCACCCCTACATGAACAAGGATGGTGCTTGGGTGACTGGCAGGGACACAGTGGGAGATGAGCCAATGACGATTAGCACTGTCTACAATCTGGTGCTGGATAAGGGTCACATTGTTGACATGGAGGGTGTCTTCTGCTGTACTCTAGCTCACGGCATGCGTGGACCCGTGATTGCGCATGACTTCTTTGGTACGAGTGCGGTTGTTAACGCAATGAAGAGGCTGCCTGATTTCCCGTGCCCTGTCTACAAAAATCTGGAGGTGCGTCGTGACCCTGTTTCAGGTCTCATCAATGACTGGTATGATGACATCTGAACTAATAAAATATACAAAGCGAGAAGCGAGAAGCGAGAATTAAAAAATAAAAATAAAATATCTGAGATTACTTTTTTAATGGTGTTGTCGCAAGCCAGTTCCCAGGTAAAAGACCAGAATAATAATCAATCTCTTCAAAATAATTAAATTGATACGCGCGAGATTGGGTTCCACGTGCTAAACAATCAAATGAAGAACCAACATCTAAGCATGTAACAGTGGGAGCATGACGGGCCAGATCAGCTATCGCAACCTTTGAACAGAGACCTCCTGAAAAAAGAACAATTGTGTCAGGTGTACAAAGTCTTATAATCTGTTCAAAGATTTCCTTATACTTGAGGACCCAGCAATTCTCAGGAATTTCTACATGTTCTGCCTCAAAGACCTGACAGATACGCGCATTTTGTTGATTACAAACATAGATTTTTTTACGAGGGGATTTACGAATTGCTTCAACAAAGTTGTACATATGTTTTTCATGGGCACGTTGAAAATCTTCTAGATCATGTTGATGACTACTACGAAGAAGTAGATGATAATCGACCCAAGGAATCATCATAGGGTTCTTTCCAGTCCGTGTAGAGAAAAGATTTGCATAGAAATCATTCGGTACTTGCTCACGCCATTCTCCAAGATAAGTATTGGATGTCTGTGCTAGAATGAGAAAGGCCTCCTTTAGAGCTCGACTCAATTCAGGAAAATAAACATCACCATCACAGTTTTGTCCCTGTTCACCAAGACAACAGGCATACTCACCATCACCGAACTTTGCAAAACGGACGACTTGGTTGTTCTTAATGGCTTCTGTAATAAACTCAGTACGAATGTTATTCATAGTGAGTGTATTTAGTTGACTTGGTTTAGGTCTTTGAGAGCAAAAAAAAAAATTGAAATATGGAATCAGCTTGACAAAAGTATCAAGTATAAAGCAATCATGGATGTAATCTTTACTCCTGGAGATAAGAAGAAGCGAGCGCGGCAGCATGAGAAATGGACTAATACATTTGTAGTCTATAATATTGATCACCTCCAAGATGATGCTCGATGGACTCGAATTACTCGTAGTGCGGGTCTATCTGGAAATGGGCTTGAACGCGCCAATCATCTTCGCACTGCATTGATTTCACTCAATGGCATTGAAGCACCTATTGATGTAGTTTGTAAGTTGGCAATTAGTTTGGGGTACACTTGTGCTGAACTAAAAGATATTGGTCCTCGGCATCAACTTCTAACTTTGTGCGAACAAGGACTTATTCGTATTGTTAGACGTGTTTAGAGTCTTTCAAACGAATCTCTACAAATCCAGATTTGCGACTCGGATTCATTCTAACCCAATCAGGATATTCCTTTAATAAAAACTGAACAGCCGTTTTCTGTTTTTCTTTTCTCTGAGACTCCTCCTGCATTCCGCCTGGTTCCTTATAATAAGCAGTCTTTGGAGCAATAAAATTTAGGCGAATAAGGCATTTATCAAGTTCATACATACGAAGAGAACGATAATAGTCATCTTTTTCACTGATAGGTAGTGTTAGTTCTTTTAGTCCAGGATTTATAATTCCATAGAAACATCCAACAATGAATTTTAAATCTGTAGAAACTGTTGGTTTCATAAAAAATCCATTTGCGGAAGCGTAAATACCCCAATGGCGACATCCGTGTTTTCTACATTCTGTAAATCCACGAGTAATCACATTTTTTAAAGATACAAGTGGTTTCTCATGTCTTTTCTGTTTTTCATCATACTCTATAAAACCCTTTACATCATCATCCATACAGACAAGTGCTTTTCCCTTTGGAAAATAACCAGTAATAAAGTTTCTAACTTCTTTTACACCCTTTACACCCACAACTATTTTAAAATAGAGTTCTTTGGGAATTGTCTCTTTATAAATTATTTCCTCTTCTTTATTTGCCACAAAAATATAGATTTTTGAAGCGGGTATACTATATTTTTTAAGAGTGGCAAGTGTTTTTTCCTTTAGAGTCTCTGCTCTTTTATATGAAGGTATTGCCACTATATACTCTGAAGATTTGAACTTTCTAGTAGCCATCTATATTAACAAAAGAAATCTCACCAGCGCTGTCCACAATGTCCACTATGCCCACCAGGACAGTACTCTTCCTGTTTGAAACCAGGTTCATGACGACAACAGTCTCCATGATTGTCTTTAGCCGTAGAGAGTTTCTGACCTGTGCTAGGGTCATAATAAGGGCTACAGTATTTGAGACCACATTGCCAGCACCATGAGCGACCACACCCTGCGCCCTTCACAAAGGTTCCCTTTGTTTCGAGGCCACAGGCAAAAATATAATCGCATGCGGTATCTTTTAGACACCAACGCTGACACCAGGGACATTGCTTCGCATCACCACTTTTCTTAGTCATTCTACATCAGAATCCGGAAAACTAACAAGCTTCTGGTCGCGTGAATCATAGCGTCCAAGATACTTTCCAATCGAACCGTCCTTCGGTTTCTCATAGACCTTATCTTTGGTTGAATCGTACCAATACGACTTATCTGCAATTATTTTTGGAATTAGTTGAATCTTAATGACTTCAATTGCTTCAAGAGTGGGCTCAGGTGATTCAACTGCCTTGGCTACTTTTGCTACAGATGCCACGGGCGCCTTCTTCACAACTTTCTTTGGCTTGGGCGATGGGTTATTAACGACAGGAGCGGTACTAGTAAGAGCGGGAGCCACGGGGGTCTCTGCGGGGGTCGCTGCGGCAGAAGATACCACGGTCCCATTTTTCTTGGGACGCCCTTTCTTTTTAACCTCTGCCTTCGGCTCTGGCACAGCCTTCATCTCTAAGTTCCCTCTCGCAATTCTTTGAGCCTTTTCTGCCTTGGCAATTTTTTCTGGTCCAATAGCATTGCCATCTAGAGCAACCCATTTTAAATATCGCTGTGATCCATAAATCCAACTATTCTCGTAATATGGCTCATCAATCTTTCCTTGAAAATTATACTGCTGATACTTTGGTGAATAGTTCAATCCATTTTTCACAATTGTCTTCTTTCTCTTTTCAAGACAATCCTTACAGAGTTCATCCTGTATGGCAATCTCTCCACATCTTCGTTCCGTAAAATAATATCCCTTGATTGGGAATTCAAGACCATTCTTTTCTTCTGTATAACGCCCTTTACACTGCATGAGTTTATGCTCATAGAGTATACAGGAAATGCGACTCAAATTTGAACCTAGTTTTACTATTTCTATTTTATAATACAATGACGTTCTTTCTTCCATACGATAAAAATAGCAAGATGACGAATATGCTTGTATACTATTATAGTTTTGGTATTGCACTTCTTCTGCTCGGCGGTGCTCTTTCTCTGTCAAATCTGATTATGATAGGATTTGTAATGATTCTGATGACATTCTGTGTAAATATGACAATTTCATCGGGAGAAGTTACTTATGAGCAGGAATACGGGCATTTCCCAAAGTCTCGTGGAAACTCTCTCGCTCAAGAGGAGCTCGCAGTTCCGTAATGCGCCAGTTTCCTCGCAGATGGATCCGTGACTCCAGGTGACCAGCGTGGCATCCAAAAGGCAGGAATTACCATCTCAATTGATTCTGTGCCATAGAAAGATTCGTAGAGAGTTCTGTAGAAATACGCTTCCGCAGTTGTCGGCATCAGATACGTCATATCGAGTGCTTTCATCTTCCAATCGCTGGGCAAACACGGCTCAACACGTTCTTGAATCTCCTCAAACCAACTTTTTTCCTTACTACTAACACCATCACTGAATGCCTCTTTTTGACGCCATAGTACTTCGTTCGGTAAAAGCTGTGTGCCTTCAAACGCCTTCCGCAGAATCCACTTCTCCACTTGCTTATTTTTAATAGGACGCCGCCAAACGCTTGAAATAGACCTCGCAACAGCAACAAACTGTTTATCTAAGAAGGGGGTTCTTGGCTCAAGTCCATGTGAACTAATAGTCCTGTCACTCCGTAATACATCATAGTAATGAATCTCCTTAAGAACTCTATCTACTTCCTGTTCAAAAGCCTGTTCACTTGGTGCCTTATAGAAATAGAGATAGGAACCAAAGACTTCATCACTACCGTCTCCGTTAAAGACAACTTTACAATCTGTCTGCTCTCGGATCGCTTTGGAGACGAGCCAGTTTCCAACGCTTGCGCGCACAGTAGTAATATCATAAGACTCTATATCTTGTATAACATGAGGAATTGCAGCAAAGAAATCATCTGCGGTCAGTACAACTTCTGTGTGATCAGAACCAATGTGCTTCGCAACCATTTTTGCATAAAAAAGGTCTGTACTACCAGGCATACCAATACTGAAAGTCTTCAATGGTGGTAGCCCCAAAGCCTTTAGATTCTTCTGTACAAGGGCTGCGATTAGACTACTGTCAATACCTCCACTTAGCAAGGCAGCACACGGTCTCTCCGTCATAAGACGCTTCTTTACAGCATCTTCAAGAGCAAAACGAACGGCTCCAGTCGCAAGGACTAGACCATCGGGACTTACAGGGCTATAAGAAGGATTTTTCAACCAAGGACTCTGATGATACTGTGCCATGTAAAAGTTCGACGCATCGGAACCCTTTACAGAGCCCCAGTGACCTGGAGTGAATTGCATGACATTTTTATGAGAAGAAGGTACAGCTTTACGCTCACTTGCAAGTACAAGACTATTTGTAGAATAGCCATACATATTGAGTTTTAATGTAAGCGCACTAAAGTCCTTAATTCCTGATAGACTAACGTCTTTACTTGATGGCCATGCCGCAAAAAGTGGACGAACTCCATAAGGGTCCCGACCCCAGAGTAAGAGGTCATTTGCCTCATCATAAAGAATAATCGCAAATACACCATCTAGAGAGCGGAAAAATGATTCAGGTGAATCTCGGTAAGCCTCATATAGTGGACCAAGAATCTCACAATCTGAACCCGAGGGCATAGGAATACCATATTCTTTGGAAAGTGCCTTCGCATTATAGATTTCTCCATTACAAATCCAGGTAATTCCGTTTCGGGTGAACGGCTGCATCCCCTTCGGATTCAAACCATTAATTGCGAGACGAGTAAAACCGAATGTGCCACAGGACTTTCTAAGAATCTCAGTCGTTTCAGGTCCACGATTCTTTAGCTTGGCAACACATTCCTCAATGTCCGGACATTGTTTACCAATGCAGGCAAAGATGCCACACATTTGTTCTTTCTAGATAACTGAATTTCAGGCTTTTAGATAGAACGCATGGACTTCAGCCAATACATCAAAAATATACAGTCTGGTACTCAGTGGATTAATTATCAGGCTCAGGTGCTAACACCGCAGAGAGGTTATGGAAATACGACTCCGCTTAGTACATTGACAACTGCGATATACAAGTATACAGATTATGAGCAACGCGATCTGATTGCGCAAGGTCGTTTTTATCTAAGCACGGTAAATGTCTATACAACGAATGCTCAGTAGGGCTAGTATGGTGCTGTATAAGACAAAGGCGGAGCGTGTTAAAGAAGCAGTAACACTTTTAATGAAACTAAAAGAACTTGGTATAGTCGTATCTGACCCCGGCTATAAACAAGCAAAGGCATTCCTAGATACATGGATTAAGGACGGTGAGGAGGCGACACATGAATTCTGGTTTGCGCGATATGGGCGAAAGGCGGTGATTGACCTACCCAAGCGTGTAGAAAAGGCGGCGACATTGAAACTGCTTGCGCCTGTTGAAGGGGCAGAGGCAGACGCGTGAATCCTTAATAGAAAAACTCATTCATCATAGACAAGAGTCGCTGATGAATGCGGGTAATGTAACAAGTGAAGGACCCCTTTATGAACTCATTTCACGAGGCAATAAGGATGTCTATTTTATCTCAGATGATGCGACTGCGCTTTTTCCATATGATAATCGATATGAACCGCAGCCAGCACTCATTCACGAACTTCGTCGTATTCCGCCCCTTCAAGCCACTGAGTTTGGTCGCTCCATTGAATTTCAATTTGAAATCGCAGGAGATGTTGTTATTGAGCCGACACTGGTGATTGACCTTCCTACATGGCTTCCTGAAGCACAGGCTACTCTTAATGGTAGCTCAGTCATTACTGATCTATCAGGAGTCTCCTATGGATATACGCGTGGTATTGGGTATTTTCTCTTTGAAAAGATTCAGTTTTTCCAAGACCGACTCCTTCTACAGGAATGGAGTGGAGATGAACTCTTTGCAATCACTCGTAGTCGTGGCTCACTCGGTTCAGCATTTTTGGAAAATGCGCTAACAGGAGTTCACGATGGCTCAGATCTGGCGATTCAACGAAATGCGACACCTGGTCGCCTGCGACTCGCTTTATCACTTGTAGGATGTCAGAGTGCGGATGATGGTGGATTTCCGCGGATTTGTGCTACAGAGCAGGCGTTTCGTGTGCGATGTGTCCTACGAAAACTGGAGGACCTTGTGGAAGCATCAGATGGACGGGCAAAGCCGACGCCTTGGAGCAAAGACTTTCAGATACAAACAAGTGTAGGAGTAACAGCCTTTACTACAATTGGACGTCTTGATATTCCATCACCTGTGATTCAGCTTGAAACACGTCATATCTATACGGACCGTGAAACACAAGATACACTGCGTACAAGTGTCTTGACTGTGCCGTTTGAGCGTCATTATGAGAATAATTTTACACAGGGACAGATTGATTATGCTCCGTTGTCACGTGGAGGAACAGCCTTTGTATCCCGACGTCTAGATGGCGAACATCCAGCTGTTCGTAGCGTCATGAGCTTTCGTACAGAAACGGCATTACAGGCGAATCAACGTTGGAGTTATACGAGTAATGCCTATACTGCGTTGGCACTAATTATTGCGGGTCGTGATAGAGAGACGTCATGGAGTTCACTTGTATGGCATGAACTCGTTCAACATGCTAAAGAGGAGCGGGATTCGGGATATAGCCTATCATTTATGAACTGGTCTCTGGGAGATCTTGTGGGACGGAATGCTCCATTTGCTCGGCAATTGGAGGGCTCCATTAACTTTACTA